ACTCTTTTTACAAGAGTGCAAAATTAGGGATTTGCCCAAAAACAACTAAAACACTATGCAAGGGAGACCACCAAAGCCGTCTAGACTCAAGCAAATGGCTGGAACAGACCAGCCTAGCCGAATGAACGAGAACGAAATGAAGGTTTCGCTTTTGGCTGTAATTCCTGAGTCTCCTTTTATTCTTAATGAGTATGGAGCTAAAGAATTTGAGATAGTTTGTACAGAATTGCACAGCAAAAGGATGCTCCATCTTGTGGATCTGGCTCTCGTAACAGCTTACGCCAATGAGATGGGAATTTATATTGAGCACGAAAATATCTTAAAAGCTGGCGGTCGAATAGATGAGTTTTTTAATGAGGATGGAGGACTCACAAGGAGAGCACAAAAGCCAGAGCAAAAGATTGCAAACGATAGCCTTGCAAAAGCTTTAAAAATAGCTTGTCAATTTGGACTTACTCCATCGGCAAGGACTAGAATAAATGCTCCAGAGGTGGTTGATAATATATTTACTTTATAATGGAGGAATACTATTTTGACACAGAGACAGCCGACAACGCTGTAAAATTTATCGAGACTCATCTCACTCACACAAAGGGAGAGCTCGCAAAGACTCCATTCATACTACAGGAATATCAAAAGGAGCAAATAATCCGACCGCTTTTCGGATGGAAAAATGCAGATGGCAGCAGAAAATATCGCACCTCCTTCATCTTCTTGCCAAGAAAAAACGGAAAGAGTACACTCGCCGCCGCCATAATTTTGACGCTTTTATACATAGATAAAGAGTTTGGAGCCGAGTATTATTCAGCTGCGAACGACAAAGAACAAGCCAAAATCGTGTATTCAGTCGTTGCCGATATGATCAAGAACAACCCTAATCTTTTGCAGTATGTGGATATATTCAAAAATAGTATTGTTTACAATGCTCAAGGCTCATTCTATAAAGCAATAAGTAGAGAGACATCGACAAAACACGGATTTAATACAAGCGGGTTTGTATATGACGAGCTTCACGGAATGAAGGATGACGGAACAGAAAACCTCTGGCAAGTTCTCGAAACGAGCACAGGAAGTAGATTACAGCCGATTTCCATCGCCATCACAACCGCTGGTTTCGATAAATACTCAGCTTGTTATAAAATGTACTCCTATGCTAAGAAAGTTTTAGAAGGCTCAATAGTAGATCCTCAGTTTTTGCCTGTAATATTCGAAGCTGATCCAGAGGATGACATCCAAGATCCTAAAACGTGGGCAAAGGCAAATCCAGGCTTAGGGGTCTCCTTAAAATTGGAGTATATGAAAAGAGAAGCCCTCAAAGCAGCGTCTCAGCCTTCATACCTAAATGTCTTCCTCAGATTACATCTAAATGTGTGGACTACAGCTCAGAGTAGGTGGATCGATGATTTGGATGTAGTCGCTTGCGATGAGTCTATAAGCGATGAAATTTTACTCTCTTTGCCTTGTTATGGAGGCTTAGATCTGGCATCGGTCAGAGATTTAACGAGCTTAGTTTTGATGTGGCGGATCGGAGAAAAAATAGTTGTAAAGCATTGGACTTTTATTCCAGAGGATAAATTCGAGGGGAGGTCAGGCGGTAAGGATGGAGTTAACTATATGGAGTGGGCTGATTATTTAGAAGTTACTCAGGGGAATGTTACAGATTACAATTTCGTAAAAGCTAAGATATTAGAGCTATGCGAAAAGTACAACGTGCAATCCATTGCATACGATAGATGGAACTCCTCTCAATTAGTTATCGAGTGCATAGATGAAGGACTTAAAATGTCTCCTTTCGGTATGGGGTACAAATCACTTTCTCCAGCTACAAAAGAAATCGAATCCAAAGTAATGACAAAGGATTTCATCTATTTTAGCGATCCGATTATCCGATGGCAGTTTGGGAATGTACAATTAGAGATTGATCCAGCGGGTAATATCAAGCCAAACAAGGCGAAAAGCTCGGACAAAATAGATACTATTATGGCTTGTTGTATGGCTGTAGGAGAAGAAATGTACAGCGAAAGCCCTATTATTAGTAAATACACGCTTAATAATAAGGGATTTTTTACTATATAGCTGTTGTATAAGTAGTTAAATTATTGTAAATTGCATAAAATTGATTTTAGATGGGAGTATTTGATTTTTTTAAGAGTAAGAAAGCACCAGAGGAACGTGGATATGTCGACTATCGAATGGGCTTAAACTCGGATAATAAAGGGGTTTTAGTTACTCCAGAAAGTGCTCTCAGTTTTTCGGCTGTATATGCAGCTGTAAGAGTTATCTCAGAGACTATCTCTCAGCTACCTTTTAACTATTACATCAAAACGGAGAACGGGCGAGAAATCAACTCAAACAGCCCTCTCCAGTTCCTTGTGCACAATGAGCCCAACGGAATCCAAACAAAGTATGTATTTTTTGAGACTTTTATAAATACTCTTTTACTTTATGGGAATGCGTACGCTTACATTGAGCGTAACAAAAAAGGAATGCCTATCAGCTTAGCCCTTTTACATCCTAATGACGTACAGGTTAAAATGAAGAACGGACGACTTACTTACGAGGTCCGAGACTCTGGAATATATGACGCTGGGGATATTATACATATTCCAGATATGACTCTTGACGGAGTCGTAGGGCAAAGCAGAATATCAGCAGCGAGGGATAATATAAGTTTGGGAATAGCTGCACAAACATACGGAAAGAACTTTTTCGAGTCTGGAGCTAAAGTAAGCGGTGTATTAATGCATCCAGCACAACTCGGAGCGGATGCAATGCAAAGCTTATCTCAACAATGGCACAATACTTATCACTCTGGATATAATGGAAGCTTTAAAACAGCAGTTTTAGAGGAAGGAATGACTTATAAGCCTATTCAGCTAAAGCCTGACGAAGCTCAATTTTTAGCAACTCGAAAGTTTAGTATTTTAGAGATCAGTCGTATTTTTAGAGTAGCTCCTCACTTATTGGGAGACCTTGAGCGTAGTACATTTTCGAATATTGAACACCAGTCTATTGAATTTGTAACGCAAACAATTTCTCCATTACTTACAAAGATAGAACAGGAATTTAACAAAAAGCTAATCTTTGAGAATCAAAAAGGGATCACATACTTTGAGCACAATACAAATGCTTTATTAAGAGGAGACGCAAAGAGTAGATCTGAATATTACTCTAAATTATTTGCAGTCGGAGCGATAAGCCCGAACGAAATAAGAAGACGAGAAAATATGAACGACTCAGACGAAGGGAACAAGTTTTACGTTCCGATGAATATGCTTCCAACAGATAAAAAGATAATAGATGAAAAACCAAAAGAATAGTTTAGAAGTACGACAATTTGATTGCAAGGAATTAAGGTCTTCTCTAAATGAGAAAGGAGAAAATGTAGTCGTAGGATATGCGGCTGTATTTGACCAGCTCTCTGAGGATCTCGGAGGATTTAAGGAGAAAATTAATCAAAGAGCATTCGACAAAGTACTTGAGAATGATGTCGTTGCTTTATTGAATCACGATAATAATATAGTTTTTGGACGTACCACAAGTGGAACTCTAAAGCTCTCAGTAGATGAGCGAGGACTGATCTCAGAAATAACAATGCCCAACACACAGGCAGCAAAGGACACTATCGAACTAATGAAAAGGGGAGATATATCAAAAATGAGTTTCGGCTTTTATGTAGATAAAGACGATTGGAAAGAAAGCGAAAGAGGCTTTGTAAGAGAGGTAAAAGAAATAAAAAGGCTCACCGATGTGAGTTTGGTTACAACTCCAGCCTATCCACAGACAACCGCCGCTGTTCGATCTTTAGATGTCTTTAGGAATATCAAAGGCAAAGGCTTAGATTTAATCAGAAACAAATTAAGAATTTTAAAACTAAAAAAGTGAAAAAAACTACAAAACAATTAAGAGACTCTAAGCAAGCAGCTTTGGACTCTATGCAGAACTTAATCAACACAGCAGAGAGCGAAGATCGCAATTTGTCAGGAGATGAGCAAAACGCTTTTAACGAAGCTGAGAAAACTGTTACAGATATGACTGAGAGAGTGGATCGTTTAGAGAGATCTTTACAATTGACTAAAACAGCTGTTACTCCTGTAAGCTTTACAACTCAAACAATCCAAGAGGATAAGGATGTAAAAGCTTTTAGATTTACAGATGCAGCTATCTCAGCATATAATGGAACAATGGAAGGACAAGTAAGAGAATTCCACCAAGAGGCACAAAACGAGAATAAAGGTCGTTTGTTTCGTGGTGTAGGGATTCCTTCTTTTGCTTTAGAGCAAAGAACAGCTTTACCAGCCGCAGCTAATGAAGTGCGTCCTACTGATGTAGGATCGTTTATTGATCAGTTACAGGCTAACCTTGTATTAGGTGGTGTTGCTAATTTCTACAGCGGTTTATCTGCGGATAGAAAATTCCCGATTGTGGATTCTGTTGCTACATCGTGGGTAAATGAATCAGGTTCAACAGGACCAGCTGCGGCATCTGGAGCTCTTTCTAATATCACTCTAAGCCCTAAAAAAATGATTTCGGTAGTTTCTATGAGTGCTGAAATGATGGTACAAAATGTTAGTGCAGAAGCAAATCTTCAGCGTAATATGACAGCATCTATCGCTGCAACTTGGGAAAATGCTTTGCTAGCTGATGCAAATGTTACTGACGCTCCAGCATCTTTATGGGCAGCTGGTTATGATAGCGGTATTGCAACAATGACTTTAGACGATTTATATACTTTAGAACAGCAACTTTTAGAGGGTAACTATAATCCAGCTAATTCTCGTTTTACTTACTTATTCAATCCGAAAGCTATCGCAGCAATGAAGACGGCAATGGGTAACGAAGGCGGTCAAAACTTCCAAGTATTTGACAATAACAGAACTATAAACCAAATCCCTTACAAGGTAACAAGTGCTTTAGGAGCGGGAGCCACTGAAACAAATTTAGCTGCTTTAGTAACAGGGGCAAATATGCACCTAGCTACTTTCGGCGGTTTGGATGTTATTTCTGATCGTTACACAGATGCTGCAAAAGGTTTATCTCGTTTAGTTATCGTTAATTTAGTAGATGCTAAAATGTCGAGAAATACTGGCGCAGCTGGTGGTTCTTTTGTGAAGATTGCAAACTAAAAATATAGGAGGGTTTAAAAGCCCTCCTTTTATTACTTATGGCAGATTTTAAACATACGGCAACATTTACAGGAACAGAGCCAATCTCACTCGATGAGGCAAAAGCTTATTTGAGAGTTTCTACAACTGCAGACAATGCTTATATTACAAGCTTAATATCTACAGCGAGAGAGACAATCGAGAAGGATACAAATACAGCTTTAGTAACTAACAGCTATAAGGAGTATCTGGATGGGTTTCCTGTAAGCAATGGAGGAATTATCGATTTACAAGTAAGCGGAGCTTTAAACACTTCAACACCTGTATCGATCTCTTATATGGGAAGCGACTCAGTAACTCACGATATAACTCTTGTATTAGATACAGACTTTGTTTCTGGAGAGTTTAGAGGGAGACCGAGATTACAGCCTATTAATGTATGGGCAACAGCTAGAGACCTAATCGGCTCAGTAAAAATATCGTATACAATCGATCCAATTGTTGCGACGGAATTACCTCTTATACAGGCGATGTACTTATTGATTTCTCACTTTTACGACAATAGATCACCGATAGTATACGGATCAGTTAAGGAAATGCCTATAGGATATAAAAAACTTATTAGACCATATAAAAACTTTTACTTTTAGATGAACTCAGGACGGCTAAAATACAATATTACATTAAATCTCGTAAGCTTTGCACAGGAGACAGCTTTCGGATCTCAAGAAGGATCGAACTCATCTGTTAATGTTTGGGCTGATATGCGATTTATAAAAGCTAAAGAAAGAGTCGACGGAGGTATAAGAGAAAATATACAAGATGCAATATTTAAAATAAGATATAGCTCTGATGTCTCAGCGATAAGCGAGAGAGACAATATCTTTTACGAGTCTATTACATACGATATAAGCTCGATTAGTTTCGGAGGTCAATCGAATAAGGAATACATAGAAGTTTTAGCTCAGGCAAGGAATTGAAATTGTTTACTAAAATAACAGGAGACAAAGAGCTCGATAAATTACTTGTGCAAGTCTCAGAGGTTTACAAAGTAAAGCTATTAAGACAGGTCTTAAAAAAGGCAGCTACTCCAGTAGTAAAAGCTGTAAAAGCAAATACTCCAGTTTCGGACCGAGACGATTTCGATACTAAGCACAAAGTCGGAGATCTTAAAAGGTCGATCGGAAAGATTACAGGAAAGAGCAAAGACTTTCCGACTATCTATGTAGGACCTAGAGTAAAAAAGAATTGGGGAATAAAAGGATATATAGGCGGATGGGTAAACGATGGAGTAAAAAGTTCGGCGGTTACTTTTTCAGCTCGTAGGTATATGAAAAAAGGATACGAGGCAAGCAAAATGCAAGCGACTCAATCCATAAGGTCTCAAATGATTAAGATCTTAGAAAAAAAATTAAGGTAATGGCAGCAATTGGAGGGAACATAGGGAAAATGATTTATAATGTACTATCTAATGATAGTACACTAATCTCTTATATCGGTTCTGCAAATAAAATACAGCCAATTGTAATGTACAACGAGTCTCCGTCTGCGGGGATATTTTACGAGGTTCTAAATGTAGAAAATGTAAACACTAAGACTATTATAGCCGCAGACTTAACAATAGTCATCTTTCAAGTTGAATGTTTCTCAGAGGGATATATTAAGCTTATAGACATAAGCAGTCGAATACAGTTCTTACTAGATAAACTGCAAAAGGGAACATACGGAGGATTTAAAATCCAGAGTAATATACTTACAGGAATGAGCGAGGACTATAACAAAAAGAACTCTCTTTATTACAGACAATTAACTTTTCAATGCAGAGCATTATGATTAAAATAAAATTAACGGAGGACATTATCTACAAAGGTAAAGCTCTTAAAAAAGGATCTATTCTGAGATCACAAAAAGAAAGCTCTATAAAGGAGTATATAGAAAACAATCAGGCGATTGTTATTTTCGGTAAATTAAAAACAATTAAAAAGAAACAAAATGGCAATTCTTAACGGAACAGACTTATTTTTAAAAATAGGTACAACAGACGGCGGCGAGCTTATTGTAGCTCACGCAACTTCTTGCTCACTTGACGTATCAATGGATGAGAGAGATATTACAACAAAAAGCTCAGGAGGCTGGAAGGAAATCGGTGGAGGTTTAAAAAGCTGGTCTCTATCAACTGACGCTTTGTACGAAGCAGTAGCTAACGCTGGAAATGAATTTGATGAGTTGTATGCTCACTTAGACTCACGTAATGAGTTATTTGTAGAATTTACTAGAACAACTCCTTTAAGTACAGAGTACATTTATACAGGAAAAGCTTATATCACATCTCTTTCTTTAAGTGGTGGTGTCGAAGATAGCGCAACTTATAGTATCTCTCTTGTAGGGACTGGAGTATTGACTAAGGAAGTTATAGCTTAATGAAGGCGACTCCTGTTAAGATCAATGGAGAGGTCTACCCAGTTAAATATGGCTTTGCAGCTCTTAGAGCTTTTAGCGATGTTACGAATACAAAGCTTTCTGAAATGGATTCGCTCGGTTCAAATATGACTTTCACTCAGGCTATAGCTTTGGTCTGGGCTGGTATGAAGGACGGAGCGAGAGTATCTAAGGAAGGCTTTGCTTTAGATTTAGACGATGTGGCTGATCTCTTAGATGAGGACGAAAAAGCTTTAGAGCGAGTGCTTAAAGTATTCTCGGATAATTTATCCAAGAACTCAGAACCAGCGAATGGGCAAAGAGCTACAAAAAAAAAGTAGGCTCAGCTTATGAGGATTTTGACTCTCTAGAAAGGATCGCTTTCGGATGGCTGGATCTTACTCCTGATCAACTGGATGATTTAACTCCTCGAGAATTTGGCAATAAGCTTGTCGGATTTGAGGAGATCCACGAGATCAGACAGAGGGAAAGCTGGGAAATGTTTCGGATGTTAGCCAGTACAAATCTAATCCCTCACACAGCAAAAGGAAAGCAGACAAAGCCTCAGGACTTATGGTCTTTTCATTGGGACGATAAGCCAGAGAAAATAGAACGTAAAACCTCAGACGAAATCGCTTACATAGTAGCAAAAAGAAAACTACAGCAAAATGGCAATAAGTGATATAAATGTTAAGCTCACCGCTGACATAAAAGATTTTCAATCCAAAATGTCCAAAGCCTCAAAAGGGTTTAAAAAATTTGGATCAGGAATGAAAAAAGCGGGAGCCTCTATGAGCACAGCTTTAAGCGGACCAATTGCAGCTTTGGGAGTAGGCGCAGTTATGGCTGCGGCTAACTTTGAGAAGTCAATGAATAAGGTTAAGGCTGTAACAGGCTCGACTGGAAAAGAATTTGAGGACTTAAACGAACAAGCTTTATTGCTAGGCTCGACAACTCAATTCTCAGCAAGTGAAGCAGCTCAAGCGATGGGCTTTCTCGGTCAAGCTGGTTTTAAGGCTAACGAGATAATGGAAGCAATGCCAGCGACTTTAAGTCTCGCCGCCGCTGGTGGTTTAGAGTTAGCACAAGCCGCAGACATTGCCTCAAATATTTTAAGCGGTTTCGGAGCTGAGGCATCGGAGCTAGGCTATTTTGCTGATGTTATGGCGAAGGGCTTTACAAGCTCAAACACAAGTCTCGAGGGATTAGGTAATGCGATGGCGATGGTCGCACCTGTAGCGTCTGGATTTGGGATCTCTCTCGAGGAGACAACAGCCGCAATCGGAAAGCTTTCGGATGCTGGTATACAGGGCGAAAGTGCTGGTACTGGATTAAGAGGAATCCTCGCAACTCTATCCTCTAAAGCGAAGCAGCTCGGAATTAATGTCTTTGATGCAAGCGGTAAAATGTTACCTCTTAGAGATACTCTTAAACAAATAGAGGACAAAGGTCTTAGTACTGCCAAGATAATGGAGATCTTCGGGAAAAAGGCTGGTCCTTCTATGCTTGCTTTATTAAAGGTGGGCTCTAAAGGTTTACAGGACTTTACTAAAGACTTAGAGAACAGCGGAGGAACAGCTGAGGAGATTGCAGCCGTACAGCTCGAAGGGCTTACTGGAGATATGACAATGCTAAAATCAGCGGTCGAAGGAGTAGCAATACAATTTGGCTCAAAGCTTTCTCCTGTCATTAGTTCAATAGCTAAAAAGTTTACTGAATTAGCTGGATGGATTAACTCCTTAACAGAGGAGCAAGTTGAATCTATTTTAAAATGGGGAGCTTTTATAGCGGCTATTGGTCCTGTATTTATGATAATAGGATCTATATCTACAGGAATCGGATCTTTAATTACGGTAATTTCTGTACTCGGTCCGCTATTAATGACGGCCGCCTCCGTAGCTTTGCCATTTTTAAGTGCTGCTTTTTCTTCATTATTTGCTGTAATGATGGCTAATCCTTTTATTGCAATAGCCGCAGCCATTACAGGGATCACATACGCAATCTATACATACTTATCGGCAGAGGATGAAGTAGTAGAAACTACTGAGGACGCAGTAGATGCAAAAAAGGAATTAGTAGAAGTTACGGAGGATGAAACTAAAGCCACAGACGAAGCATCAGCAGCAGAGCTCGCTCTTGCTGATAACTTAACGAAGGTACATAAGGCTGTAGTAAAAGTTAATACAGCGGTAGGCTTAAATGTAAAGGGCTTAGTTGATGTTAAAAAAGCCGCCGAAGATATTCCAGAAGGTTTAAAAGGCTTTCAATTAAACACAGGAGGAGAAGCTCAAAAGTTAATAAGACAAAAACCTAGAGAACTAGGACCATCAGCAGAGGCCGACGATGTTTCTTTTATGGATAAGGTAGGGCTAGGAATTTCTAATATGGGCGGTAAAATATCCTCTTTATTCGATAAAGCAAAGCCTGGAATGACTGATATGGCTGACGGGTTAGATCACACAGCAGCTAAAATTATGGGTTTTGCTGAGGAGTACGGTGAAGCAATGAATGGAGTTTTTGAGGTCTTTAATATGGGCTTAGAAAATCAGAATTTAAAACTTGACGAAAGCCACGCAGCCGAACTAGAACGTATAAAAGGATCTAAGAAATCGGAGGAGGAAAAGACTAAAGCGATTGAAGCTCTCGAAAAGAAAACAGACGAGAAAAGGACCAAGCTAAAAAGAAAGCAAGCGATTGCAGACAAAGCCGCCGCAATAGCTCAGGCAATAATTAACACAGCTGTACAGGTGGCCGCAGTAGTAGCAAACCCACCGCTTGCTATATTGACCGCAGCTCTCGGAGCTGCACAAGTCGGAATGATTGCCAGTCAGCCGATCCCTTTTGCCGATGGTGGTTTAGTTACTGGTCCAACAATGGGATTAGTCGGAGAAGGACACGGAACAAACAGAGCAAATCCAGAAGTAATAGCTCCTCTGGACAAACTTAAAGGAATGATGGGCCAACAGAATATAAATGTAAATGTTACTGGAGAGCTTAAAGGAGAAGACATATTTATGTCATCTAAAAAAACTGAACAACGAATAAGCAGATTATTTTAACCTATGCCAATAAGATACACCTCAGAATTTAGAAACATAGAGAAAGTACTTTATAAAATTGAGATAATAGACGAGGACTACAGCGGTTTATCTACTGATTTTATACTTTACGGAGAGGATGGAGCGACTATTAAGTACGGAAAGCAAGGTGATAGGAGTTACAACTTAATAAAATCCTCTGCTCTAAATTTTGAATTTGCAGTAAACAACTCAGACGATTTGTCTTTTATTATTGATCTATCAACATCTAACGAAGGTAGATTTAAAGTAAAACTATATAGAGACAAAACTTTTACTTCTGGAGATGAGCCAGATGGAACAGGCTATGAGTTTAACTGGGGAGGGATTATCCTCGCCGATATGACTAGCTTTAAAGATGACGCTTTCCCATTTGGGTGTAAGATAACCGCAACAGATGGACTCGGACTATTAAGCTCGATACAATTTAAGCAACTAGATGGAACAGCTTTTACAGGTAGACACTCAGTCTTAAAATGGATTAAAGATGCTCTTAGTCTTACTGGAGTGCTATCTCTTTGGGGGAATGACGATGTATTTATTCAGACTTATATAAAATGGTTTGAGGTTAACAATATGACTCCAGAGGTAGACGATCCAGCGGAGTTAATGTATTTATACTACAATAGTTTTAACGAAATCGGAGAGGATGGAGAACTAAAATGTAAGACAGCTCTCCAGATGCTAAATATCGTTTGCACATTATTACAGGCTCGGCTTATTCTTGTAGATGGGGTCTGGCGATTACAGCAAGTGGAGAGTATGGAGCTCGGCTTAAGTTTATTTAATTATAAAAAGGATCTTACTTATATCGCTGTCTCTGGTATGGGTACAAATAACTTTTTTGATGTTACTGGTGAGACTGGATCAGGAAAAAATACAGGATTTTATCAAAGACGTAACAGTTGGGCCAGACCTTTATCGGATGTAAAATTAACGTGGGAAGCTGGAGGAGAAAACACAAACGGGAATATTTATCCATTGTTTTACTCTGGATTTATACAAGCTCCCTCCAATCCTCAGAACATATTAGGACAGATAATAAGCTCAGAGGATTATATTGAGAGTTTCGGACCATTTTTTTTACCTACAGCTTTAGGATGGTCTCAATTAGGAGCGCCAAGCCCTCCACAATTAGGAGGTTTTATCGATGTAAATACTGGAGACTATAAGCTTAGAGTTTCAGTAAAAATAAATTTCCATCTTATAAAGAAATCGAACAACGTAGGAGGAGCAAATACATTTTTTAATTCTCGTTATTTCAGACAAAATATAAAGTTTAGATTTAAGGATGAGGATAACATCCAGTCTAATGATCGCTATGTAAAAATAAATAACGGAGGGTTTACAAATACAGATTTATCTCCTTTGGTTTTAAATGGAAATGATTTGCCTCACGGACAGCAAGGAGCGGAACAAATCACATCAAACTCTTTAGACAGAGTTAAGTACAGCTCTGATTTTATGAGCTTATCGAGTGCAGATCCTGTAGGATCTACTTATACATCTTCTGTAGATGCTTTCTTTCAAACAAACGTAATCCCTAACAGCTCGACTTTAGAAGTTTTAGCTGATGATTTTGCAGATATGAAAATTGTTACAGCTCAGGGAGTTGAAACGACAATGGCGGATAATACTATATTTGGTAATTTCAAGCTTACAATCGGAGTGCCTGAGTTTGTTGTACAAATCTTAAAGGATGGAGAAATAATAAACAACGTAACGACATCAGCTTACGCAGTAGATACCTCTAATAATCTGGTTCAAAGTGGGAGCTTAAACCAAGAAATGTATTTCGGAGATGGACCTAACGGAATAGGCTCTAAAGTAATCTGGATCAAAACCGCCGCTGGAACTTACGTCCAGTCTACACTTTGGAATTTAAACAGCGACACAGAGGATAAAACTATCCATAAATTAGCAATTGAAAATATAATAAAGTTTAATCGATTACATCGAAGCATATTAAACACCAATTGCATAGAGAAAAGAGAACAAGCATCAACTCCATATATAAACCAACCAAATAGTACATATAGAAGGATTTATAATTCCAGAGCTGGAGTTTTGTCTTTTGATAACTACGCTTTTAATGGAGGTACTTATAATTTAGGGATGGCTCAACTTGTTGGAGAGTGGGCAATATTTAACTTTGCACCACTTACAGGAATGCAAATTGATGACAACGACATCCCACCAGAGGACGAAAACGGAGGAGGAGAAGCTTTTATATTAAGTCCTCCTGAAGTAACAACTAGCGCCGCAAATGTGGACAGCGTAACAAAAATAAATGCAACCGATGGAATACTTATCGGAGATGGAGCTACTACAACCATAAGCATAGAGGCTCTAGATGTAGATCTAAAAGATAATTTTCTGGTCTATCTTATGGATCTTACAGGAAACAAAATACAACCTTTAAAACTTAACGGAGCAGCTGCAAAAGGAGCGACCTCTTTAATAGTCGACAGCTTTACACCTCGACACAATTTCTCAAAAGGTTCTTATATTGTGCCATCTGTTAGGTCAGCTGTAGAATTTGGAGCAGATGACAATTTAGCTCTAGGAGTTACAAGTACAAAAGTATATATTAAATCAGATCAGTTTAAAACTTGGAATAGCAGTAGTATACAAAGCTATTCTAGAGACAATCTAGGAAGTATTCAGCCGAGCAGCTATGCAAGTAGAACAAAAGTATATGCAAGTACTTTTATTCCTTCAGGTTATAAAGTTACAGCATTTGACGTACATTCTAGCCAAAATAGAAGCATACAAGGATTAACTAGTAGAGTAACAAGCGACAGCATAACATTAATAGCTACAGGATCAGCAAATACATTAGTACCAGCAACGTGGAACGCTGTAGATGGAGACTATTTTATTATCACTTACGAAATAGGAGCAAATACAGACGAGATTTACGGAGCTACAATCGATATATTAAAAATATAATGGACAAAGACACTATCCAAAGTATCGGAGTGAACGCAGCGACTATAGGGATTAGTCTTACAGGAGTAGAGGAGGCAATAAGGATTTTAGCTTTGTGCGTTGGTCTGATCTTTACGCTATATAAATTTTATATAACTTATAGAAATGAAAAGAGCGGTTTTAATAAGGTTAAATAAGAACAAAAAGCAAACTCTCGGACGCTTATTCGTTTTCGATGGTCTAGATGTAGATTTCGAATGTTGTACTATGGAGTTACCATTCAAAAATAACTCTCGTAATGTCTCGTGTATTCCTACAGGAAAATACAAAGTAAATCCTCGCAACTCTGAAAAATACGGAGACCATTATATTGTGGAGGATGTTTTAATGCGAGACTATATACTTATACATCCAGCTAATTACTACACACAGCTCAGAGGATGCATCGCTATCGGTTATGATTTTTTTGACATTAATGGCGATGGAGAACACGATCTCACACACAGCAGACGCACAATAAAGAATCTCTTATCCGTAGCCCCTCACGGACTCGACCTTATAATTCTATAAACACTTTATAAATTAAATTAAACTTTTCTAGTCTTTTGTTTGGTGGTTAATGTTAAATGTTTATCTTTGAACTATCGAAAGCAAATAAGCTAAGATAAAATCAAAGATATGAAAACGACAGAAACAACTTATTTAGAAAATTGCTTAGCAAGTCTTAAGGGCTTTAGTAAGGATCAGTTACTTGATGAATTTGAACAACTTTTACTTTGTATGACAGATAAAAAAGAAAGTTTAAAAGGTTTGAGCGATTTTTATAAAAAAGGCGGATTAAAACAAAAGTTATAAGATATGCAAAACAGGACAGAATTACAGATTGAACAAAGCGAGAATCTAAGCAAAGCTATAGACAGAGCAATCGCTATAGAAAATCAAGGATTAATTAACGAGCTGCATAAGTGTTTAGAAGCAACAATAAAAATCAATAAACTTATTACGGATGGGGATATTTAAAAGCATATATACTAGCCTTATAAAACTTGACAAAGTACAGGCATTACAGAACGCTGTAGAGCTCGAATTTCGTATCTATTGCGATGATAGGGAAAAATGGACAAACGGAAGGAGAACGGCGGAAAACGCTACTATTCGAGAATGGGAATACTTAAACAAGCCACAAAATGAAAATAGGAACTAAAAAAGAGCTCATTACTAAGCTACTAACAGAGCAGCCATATATAAGAGATAACGACAATGTTCTGATTGCTGAAATTTGGAAAAATGAAATATTTATATGTTCAAAACAAGCTCCAGATGTACACAGAATTTTAGGTTTAGATATGTTAGATTATTTAAGAATGGGAGAACTAACAAGCCCAGAAAGTATAAGAAGAACTAGGCAAAAGATACAGCAAGAAAACCCAGCTTTAAGAGGGGAGAAATACAACGCAAGGCACAAAGGACAAGAAGAAGTAAAACAAGAACTAAAAGACTGGAACAATGATCAAAAAAAGTAAAGTAAAAAGTATTCAATCCTCTGGCTCGTGGACTGGTAAAGAGGGAAAACTATTCTATAAATTTGAGATAGAAATGGAGAACGGAGACAACGGAGAATACTCCAGCATATCAAAAGAGCAAACGAAATTCGTTAAGGGAGTAGAAGCAGAGTACAACTACACCAGCGGACCGAATCCTAAAATTAAACCTCATTACGAGCAAAAGCAATCCTTTGCTAATGATGGAGATAGACAGATACTAATAGTAAGACAAAGCTCTTTAAAAGTAGCCTGTGATCTGGTAATTGCAAACGGAGAAATCAACCAACTCATTCCAATGGCTGAAAAGCTTACTAAGTGGGTTATGACAGGCGAAAAATGAAAGAGTACAGAACTATACTACTAAATAAATCTAGTAGAACGACAGCAGTCGAAAGCTGCAAAGTATATGCCTTAAAGTTTGGAGCTTATCACGTTTTTGTCTCTCGTAAAGAGAGTATTTTAACGGACTTAATAGATAATAAATATAATTATCTATGGGCTTTGCAAATACCTATCGAACTAATAGAGAAAAGAGACGAACTTGCTCGAGCTATTGAGCTGATCGATGAGGTAAATACACACTACGAAACAGAAATATATCAGAAGGCAAATAATGGGCTGGATATGGTTCACAAATTTTTAGGGTATGAAGATTGAAACAAACGACTATATGTCTGTGCAAGGTTTTGCAAGGCTTAAAGAGGTCTCTGTAATGACTATATACAGATGGCTAAAAATGGGAGTAGTACAAGGAATTGAAATTGATGGAATTAAATTTGTTAAAAATGAGGGATAGCTTTATATTTTACAGGTCGTTTTTTGAGGCTACAAAGCCATTAAGCACAGAGCAAAAAGGGCAATTATACGATGCGATTTGTCTATTCAGTTTAGAACAGGAGACTATCGAACTAGATCCGATATGTAAAGCGATGTTTTCTCTCATACAGCCACAACTCGAAGCGAACCATAGAAGGTACGAAAACGGAACGAAAAAGAAGCAAACACGAAGCAAAGCAGAAGCAAAACCGAAGCAAACTATAAGCAAGAAAGAAGCTAATGTAAATGTTAATGTAAATGATAATGTAAATCTTAATCCTAATCTAAAGGAAACAATAAAGGAGTACAATACTTTTTGCCAAAATAAATTTGGCGCTCCTTCCAATATTAACGGAATGGAAGTCAAAGCAATGAAAAGTATTTTAGTATATCTTAAAAAACTTTGTAAGTCAAAAGGAGACGACTCAGATCAGCAAATTATTAAGAGCTGGAGATTTATACTTTCTGGATGGGATAAGTTAGAGCCCTTTTTGCAAAAACAGATTAAGCTTAGCCAGATAAATTCAAACTTAACGAATATAATTAATCAGCTAAAAAATGGAGACAAAAAGAAATCATCCAGCATTGCAGACGAAATCCTCAGTAAGTACAATTAATCCATTAAGCCCAGTATTTAAGAAAAGTATTCTAAAAGCTAATTTCTCGGATGTAGTAAAGACAATCTTAAACGATAAGCCTCCGACAATTTACAGGAGCTACAAAGACAACGAGGAGAAAGCGATAGATATTCTTATACTTATGCTTATCCAGTTTCAGGACTTTTATAATTGTAAACGTGTAATGGATAAGGAGCAGCTTACAGAAATCGCTTATATGATCTCTGAGGAGTACAGACATTTAAATTATATAGATCTGGCATTTTGTTTAAAGAGGGTAAAAGCTAAAGAAAAGATATTTGATCGTATTGATGGCGGTCTTATTATGGGATGGCTTAGAGATTACGACAAAGAGAGGACCAGTAAGATCCTACAGGAAAGACAAAAGCAAAAGACAAAAGAGGACAGCGAATGGTCAGGGCTGGGAGACCGATCTAGTCTAATCTCACTTAAACAATATATGAGAAAAGAAGATAATTAGTATTAAATTCGTATCTTAGCAAACAAATTAATACTATGAGTAATTATATTACATACGCTCTTAAACTCGATAAGAAGCAATCTAAGGAGCTTAAGGAAATGGCTAAGCAAAACGATCGTACTTTGTCTGGAGAGATAAGACACGCTTTAAAATTACACGCTATTAAGAAGCCAAAGCTAGAGAGTCGATGATCGAATACGGATCGGAGGCTCTTTTACAGTCGGCTGTTATTAGATACATAAAGCTAAAGCATCCGAAAGTTAGGTATTGCGCCAGTTTAGGCGGTCAATATCAAAAGCACGTTTCGCAAAGAAATAAGGCGACAGCTACAGGGTATGTAAAAGGCTTTCCTGATCTACAGATTACAGAGGCTCGAGGAGGTTATTTCGGTCTATTCGTAGAGATTAAACTCGATAAAAGATGCTATCCGAGCCAAGTACAAAAAGATTGGTCAAATGATCTCAACGAAAGAGGATATAAGTCTGTTATTACTAAGGGCTTTGATGATACAATTCAGGAGATAGACAACTATTTAAGTGAACAAGCTACTCGAACGCTGTGCAAAGCCGCTGCTGAATAACGCTCAATAAAAGGGTTTTTGTTTTTGTGAATAGTTGCAGCGGTCATATACAGAGTAATCTACTGGAACAGATGATGATACCACCAACGCCACCAAAACTAAGGAAAGTTAGGCCTAATTTAAAACCAGCGAATAAAAAAGATAGACACACTTTAATTAATTCGGGTATGTATTTTAGTAATTACTTATCTAATACGCTTTTATTTATATTTATAACAGGTGGCTTTTTTATATTTATATATAAATTAATTAACTAAAAAATGAACAATTTTGAGATGGTATTCGGGACACCGAGCCCAACGGACGCACATACTGGAATTATGCCGATAGGAGTCATTTTAACACCTCAAGGAACATTCAAGGCTATAGTAAAAAGAAAATATTTAGGAACATTCAAAGAGATAGAGCAAGCGATCAACGCAGTAACAGAACACTTAAACAAATCACAATGAAAAAAGGAATATTAAAAGAGATCTTCAAAGGAGTACTTTCGGCTTTGCCATTTGGAAACGTAATCACTACAATAAGCGACAATATTAAGGAGGATGGCTATACACCAACAGGAGCTATAAATTATCCTAAGATGGCTATGTATGGAATAACAGCGCTGATCGTATTAGGGAGACTTTTGGGCATTATTACGAATGAGGATGTAATGACACTAATCGACACAATTAAATAGTGAATGTAGTCTTACCAGCCGCCCTCGAATCGATAGCTACAAGAGCAGACAATACTCTAAAATTGACTTTTGGAACTCCTGAGCTTAACGCTGTCGAATGTGGCAACTTGTTTAAATTTAGGAGAAAAGAGGTCCTTTTGATGATCAGCTCAGGAGAAATAAACAAGGCTCAACTCGACGTAATAGATGAAGCGGCAAAGGATCTAAAAGAGATTAATAAAAAGAGCCATAGTCAGAGACTTAGAGAAGTCCTTTATATACTACACGAGCAACAAGGTTCTACTTATAGCTTTAACGATTTTTATGCTCAGAGAATGGAGCTATTAATAGAGCAAATTAAGGACCGCTTAGAGTGAAGAAGCATACTAAGATATACTTAGACTATTTCGGCTATTCAGATACAGACTTTATTAGCTGTGAGGTGTGTGGATCTAAAGCAGTAGATATACACCACATAGAGGCCCGAGGTATGGGAGGCACTAAGGAAGCTGATACTATAGAGAATTTACAAGCTGTATGCAGAGCCTGTCATATAGAGTACGGAGACAAGGCACAACACAAGGAAAGACTTAAACAGATACACAATGCCAAACTTACCTAAGAGACTTAGACCAACGCTCGCAGTTAAGAGTAGATCAGACACTAACACACCCAAGTTTCAGGGCATCAGTAAAGAGAACAGCTCTTTCTATAACTCTAGGCAATGGAGAAAGGTTAGGCTTATGGTACTGGAGAGAGATCCTATCTGTAAGGTATGTGAGCAGCGTGGCAAGGTAGTGAGTGCGTGCGTGGTCGATCACATAGATCCTATTAGTAATGGAGGAGCAAAGCTATATATTAATAACTTACAAGGACTGTGCACATCGTGCCATAATAGTAAAAGTTCTAAGGAGAGACGATGAGACTATTCTATTCTATTATAAGACTGATCACAACGATACTAATTACAACTTCGATACTCATTGCATACGTGCCTCTCACGATATTAATACTTATCTATTCAATAACAAAGGCGATACTTGACTATATTATAGAGAATAGGACACTATAGGGAGGGGGTATCAAATCTCTACAGCCCTTACTCCTGTACAT